TCAGAACTACCGGAAGTATGTTTAAATATCCGTCCACAACAAATCCCCAATACTCACCGGTGCTTTCCTTGTCAAACTTCCAATGGTGACGATTAAGTGTGTCCATAATCGCATCATAGGCTCTCTGGCCTTCTGATACCTCGTCTACGTCCTTTAATTGGCTTACCATCCATTCAAGATCAAGATAGATACCATCTTCAAAGATACAATCCGTTGCCAGCTTATCAGCAGCTAATAGAATAGATAGCGGTAATATCTGCTTTTCTTCTTTTTCACTGCCCTGTCTCTTGGCTTCGTCTTTGATCTTCTGCTCAAATTCCTTCCTGAGATTACTAATAGCTTCGTCTCCGATCTCCTTCACGAACTCCAGGAAAGTAGGACCGGCAAATCCATAATTGTCTTTTAAGATACTGACAACATGATTACCATTTTCAAAGATGTAGCCTTCTTGCATTTCAAAATCCAAGATTCTGTTAATTGCTCCACCTCGCATTGTTTCCGTTGCTAATGGTCTTTCCATGTTTGAAAGTATTGTGTTCTGCCAGGTCTTAACCTTATTCAGCCCTAAATCTACATTGCTTCTGTCCTTACCTCTTCCGGAACAGAGCAGATAAACAAGGTCCGTAAAGTTATCGTCGCACTTGTCCTTTACCTTGGATAAATCATCAAGCATAAGCGGCAAGTGATTCAGAATATCAAGCCTGATCTCAAAGGCATTTTGCGTAGCGTAACTATCAGTGATAAACTTTCCTTCTCCTGGATCAGCCCATATAGAAGCTGCAAGCATAAGAGCTACCGTTTTGCCCTTACCAGTACTTCCCCAAAGATTTACAATAAATGGAAGCATATCAAGTCTGCTTACCAGTACACTGGCAAATGAAGCAGCCAAGTAAATCTGCGGTTCGTTATGGTCCTTATTACTTCTGATCTTCCTGGCAAGGTCAAGCCATATATCAGGACTGCCACACTTCTTAAGTGCATAAGTAAGATCCTTGAATTTAGATTCATCATCAAATATGACCGCTTTATCGTAGGGAATAAACAAATCTCCATGCCAGCCAAACTTGCTTGTGCTGTTCTGAAGCGGTATGTTCCCTTCGTTCAGGTTCTCCACATCTGATAGGAACTTTACTAGCCCTTTAGCGTTCTCACTGGTTACACTGATACCATAGGAAGCCAGTTTAACGATCTTGTTACTGCTTGCTATTATGTCTTTATCTACAGTGATCTCCTTCCAGGCATTGTCTCTCTTATAGGCCAGTGTTACTTTTTCGGTCTTAGTCTCGATATTGAACAGTCTCTTGACCGGTAGTATCGGATGATAACAGACTATGTTCTCTCCGTTATCTGTCAGAATACTTACTCCGGATTCATCAGCTATCCAACTTCCGCATACATATTCCTGTTGGCTTGGGTGCTTAAACTTTGTAGTATTATTAGCTGCCTTTTTCTGTTCCTTGATCTTATTAGCAATATCCTTTTTAGTAGCACTGATAAGAGCGTTCACCTGTTTGGAGCATTTCAGTTCTTTAGCCCTGTCAGCAAAGGCATTTAGTAGTTTGGTCTTTTCTACTTCGGATTCTGTATTGAAAGCTTCCAGTACAAGATCCTCATTTACTAACTGCTCTTTTGTGAAGGACTGAATATCTTCAATTTTCATTTAACCCCTCCAACAATGAAGCTGCGTTTTCTTGCCTATATACGGCTATCTGCCATTTGTTATAAGCTTCGGTCCATTCGTCTGATAAGGGTTCGGAGTTTAAGTACTTATTCCACAGGCCAGTTAATGCCTGGTTAGCACTTGTTAGCTCCGCTTCCCTTGCCAGTCTTTCGTTTTCAATCTTCTGTCGCTTGATCTCAGCTATTGCTAACTGCTTCTTTGTACTTCTTGATAGATCCTCTCCGGATATCCATTTACAAGCATCCTTAAATGAAAGTCCTTTGTATTCCTCCACAAACTTGATGAAGTCTCCACCCTTGCCACAGGCAAAACAGTAAAAGCTCTTGTCATATAGCTTCAGGGAAGGAGTATCATCATTCTTATGAAACGGACAAGTACAAAAGCCCCCCAGATGGATTCTCAGTTTGCACTTGTAGATAATATCCCTCATGGAATACAGTTCTTTAATCTGTTTGACGTTCATCAAATTCGCCTTTTTCTATCCGATTGCGAAGATCCCTATACAGAAACTCTCTTATAAGCCTTCCTGAAAGCTCTTGTTTGCAGAACAATAACTTGATATCATAGCGCACTATCCAGGCTGTTAATGAGCCGTAAAACGCACTAGGGTTAAATCTGCTTCTGTACTTTCCGTATAACAAGTGTTCCCAGCTTCCGTTTTCTACTATTAAGAAGATGTTCGCCTTATTATCTGTAGCCCTTTGAAATTCTCGCTCAAATCTATCTCTGGACCTTGTAAAACACTGTGCCAGTTCGTCTAAATTCATTTTTCTCTCTACAACTGCCTTGCCCTTAACTGTCTGGCTATCATCAAATAACCACTGTCCGTTAGGAAGCTGCGCATTGTAGGTATAATCTCCATAGTCCAAAGTTGCCCTTTTGTATGGAAAGCCGAAACTCTCATAGCGCTTCTTGGCCCTGTCTGTTGGTTGCTCTCGACTGTCCGTTAAGATCACAATAGATTCAAGCATCTGAATTTTGTCGAAAGTCTCCATTGACTACCTCCATCAGAAAGGTAATTCGTCTTGAAGATCAGGACTTGTAGCCATAAAATCACCGGTACTACTATTAGCTGCCTTGCCATATCCGTTCTTAGCCTTAAACTTGATGGAGTCTACCTTATAGTCCTTTACATCCTTAAGCGGAATAGGGAAGTGTACCTCCGTATAAACAACGTCCTTGCCATCAATGACTGTGCCTGTCTCACCAAAAACAAGACCGATCTTTTTATTCTTCCACTTCTTTTCATCCCAATCCCAGTGATAGCCTTCGTTACTCTCTTCCAGGCTGTTAGTCCATCTTGCAAAAGCGTTCTTAGTCCACTGGTCCTTTTCAGATCCATCCTCTTTAGGCAGCCATATCTTAACTACTCCCTTGTACTTCTTGTTATCGTCCTTGTTCTCCTCATACTGCTTCTGGAAGAAGTCCTTAAACTCTCCTTCTGTAAGGTCATACTGGACAGTAAGTAAGTTCCTCTCCTCTTCCAGCTTTACACCCAATATCTTGGCTGCATAAGCTCCCTTGGGTACCTTCTTACCTCCGGTGTACTTTGCCTTTTCTTTTGCTTCCTGATATCCTGAAAATTCCTTCATTAGTAGTCTCCCTTCTTTAATAGTCTTTAATTACCTTCAGAACCTTAACTATGTCGTTCTCTATCTCGTCCTCTTCAAAAGCTCCGTAAGGTGTTTTCGCTGTTGAATTATCAGCGTGTGTCTTGAATACATACTTTCCGTCATTAACTGTCGCATAAAGCACTGTGGTAAGCTTTGATTCCACATTCAACTTGTCCAGCTTCTTTCCGGAAGTCTTGATCCTTGTAAACGTGTAACCATCATCCTCTTTCTGTGTCTGAGAATGACAGATAACAATAACTGTCAGATCGTCTCTAAGCGTGTACAAGTGATCTAACAGCTCCCATATACACTGAGCCATATCGATCCACTTGTCGTAGTTCTTCTCCTTCATCCTCCTAACTTCGTCTCCTACCATCAGGCCGTTAAGAGTATCAATAACTACTACCTTGATGTTCTTCTGATCCGGCTGCTTGTCGATCTTATCTAACAACTGAGTAACAGTCGAAACAAAATCTGTAGCAAAATAGTTCTTATTAGCCGCATTGTACTGGTTTCTCCAGCCCTTCCAGGAAAGCCCCTTCTTATCACAGTCAATATAGAAGGTTGTCTTAGGATCCAAGTTTCTCATAGAAGTAGTCTTACCACTTCCGGACTCACCCATAATTCCTATAACCTTAGCCATCAGTTCACCTCCACTACTTCTACGTCCTTCTTCTTATCAATGCCAGCAACTAATAAAACAAGCTGCAAGTCTCTGACATAGACAATTCCTCCAACTTCACTATCTGTACTAGCTCTCTTCATCTGCTCCTGAAGAAGCTCTAATGCTGCTATGATCCTGTCGTAGCTAAGTCTATTGCATACTATTTCTGTCATATCCATTACTTACCCCCTTTATGTAGTTATTAGTGAAATTAAATCTTCGTTGCTGAAATGCAACACTTCATGAATGTTTTCGATTTCGTACTTACGAAAAAGACTAGGCTCTTCTAAATGATCTAAAAGAGTCTGGTATTTGATGCCAGTAAGCTTCGCTAACTTCTGAAAAGTCTCGATATGCTCAATAGCCATATACTTTTTGAACATAAATCTTACTTCTTCTGTTTTCATACTTCCCCCTTTGTGGTACTATGGAGAGCGGAGTTTAAGTAGGTTCTAGGCTTTTGCTCCTAATGGGTGTCTATGGTTGCGACATAGGCACTCATTTTCCATGTACTCGCTCGTAGTCATAACTTCTAGTAAGAACGTCATTTACATAAGGACACAGCCAGCCATATTCCTTATAATCAGAGACAGCCTTCCAGTTTCCGGAATATACACTTAGGACAATAGGGTTCTCGTCTCCATAAGTCTCATAAAGCTCAGCCAGGTAATCCGCTGCCACTAAGATATTGGCATAAGCATTACTTGTCATATCACTTTCTGTATATCCGTATTTAATTAGCCTTTCAGCGTGTACCTCTGTGTTGACTTGCATAAGTCCTTTATGCTTGCCGTTTGTTGCGTCCACTGTGAACCTTGATTCATGATAGGCCATTGCTTCTAAAAGCTCTGGACATATATCAAACTCATTTCCTATTACTTCGCAGTAGATCCTAATGTTTACTGGGATTCCATCTTCGTAGATTGAAGCGACACCTTGGCTATTAGCCTTGGCATTGATTGGACTTAAAAAAGCCCCAAAGAAGATCCCCATCATAAGAATTATCACCCTTGCCGCTAACCTATTTCCCCTGGTTAGCTCCCCTGGCCTTGTGGGTTTAATCATACTTCCCTCCTATTCTGTTTTCTTTTTACCTTTACTTGAATGAACTCGCTCGGTGCTACATTCAGGAACTTGCACAGCCTTAAAAGTTCGTCAACCTTCATTTCTGCGTGTCCGTTCATTATGGCACTGAACCTCGATTGCTTTATGCCGACCGCTTCAGCTATGTATATCTGTTTTAGCTGCTTGCAATCCTTGTTAATATAGTCAGCAACCTTAGCTTCAACAATCAATCTCGCTTAACCCCCTTCCATCTGCATAATTTTTTCATGCCGGTATACTAATATCTTATGATTAATTATTTCATTTTGCAAATTTTTAATCGTAAAATAATAACCAAAATATTGAAAAGTCAGAATTTATCGACTATGATTTTGTGTAGAAAAAGATAGATTTAATATTTTTAGTGTTTAAACACGATTGGATAATGTTTATGGAAGAATTTGCAAAAAGACTTAAGCTGATAAGGATCTTGCGTGGTCTAACAACTAGGCAAGTTGCACAATTAATTGATCGTACATCAGGAACCATATCCAACTGGGAAACCGGAAAAATAAGTCCTGATGTTGATTCAGTAGCAAAATTGTGTGAAGTGTATGATATATCTCCTAACGAGCTACTTGGTTGGGAGCCTTGTCCTGAAATAGAAGATTTTTTAGCTGAGAAAAAAGATAAGATAGAGGCTATGGAAGCTCTAATAGAAGAAAAAAACAGACTAGAAGCACAAATTAAGTCATTTATGAAAGAACTATCTACTCCAGATAAAGATATTGAATTTAGATTCCGAGATCCTTCAACTAATACTATTAAAGCTTTCACTCTTGAAGCTATGAAAAAATCACTTAATGATGAATCATCACATAATAAGTCGTAATCACTGCGGCTTATTTTTTTTTGCCAATTTTTATGATTAATTTATTGCATATTTGGAATTATTATGCTATTAATATTTTAAGCAATTTCAAATATGAAAGGAGGAACTACATGAAACCTCAGAGTGATTTTCCTAGCAGATTAAGGCTTTTAATTAAAGAACTAGGCACCTCTCAAAAAAGGTTATCTTTAATAACTGGTGTACCAGAAGCTTCTCTTAGCAGATATGTAGCCGGAACAGTGATCCCAACTTCTACAGTGGTTATTAAGATTGCTGAAACTACCGGAGTAGACATAGGTTGGTTGTTAGGCTTCGGATCTGATGAAGAAATTGAAAGGACTAACTAGAATGAATGGCAGAATGACACTTAAGGAACAGGAAATACTCGCATCATATATATTCTTTGATGATGATGATATTTCCACTGAACGCTTACTAGCTCTTGTCTGTGACGATTGCAATTGCGAAGTGGATGAAGTTGTAAGTGTTCTAGCCAAGTATAGAAAGGATGTGATCTAATGGCAGCTAACGCAAAAAAATTACCTTCAGGATCTTGGAGGTGTAGAGTGTATTCCCACACAGACGAAAAAGGGAAACGAGTATATGTTTCTTTTACTGCTCCAACTCAGGCACAAGCTGAAATGCAAGCAACTAAATTTAAAAACAAAAAGTTCCGCAACAATAAAAGTGTTGGCATGACAGTAGAACAGGCCGTATATGGTTATATAAACGCTAAATCAGACGTTTTATCTCCATCAACGAAGAGAAACTACATAAGGAATATAAAGAACCATTATGAGCCTTTAATGAGTAGAAAAATAGCAACTCTTACAAACGAAGATATGCAGTTGTTTGTAGGTAACTTATCTAAAGGCAAGGGCTTAGCTAAAAAGACAGTGGAAAATCTCTATAAGCAGCTCAGATCATCTATTAGATTTTATGACAAAGAGATAGACTTTAATATTACAATGCCTGAGAGTTCCGGAAAAGGAAGGATTAAGAATCAGAAAACAAAAGAGTCTCCCACTAATGCAGATGTGCAGAAGTTAATCGCTATGGCTTCACCTTGGCTTAAAGCAGTTATTGCACTGGCGGCTTTCGGATCACTTAGACGTAGTGAAATCTGCGCCCTTAAATATGAGGACATAGAAGGTAATACAATCTGTGTTCATTCTCACATGGTCCAGGATGAAAACAACATCTGGGTATGGGAAGATAGAAACAAGGAGGATGCTTCATTTAGATATGTTGACCTTCCTTCGAAAGTAATTGAATTGTTAGGTACTGGCGCTCCTGGAGAATTTATCATCAAGCATAATCCCAACACTGTTTCCAAGATGTATAACAAGCTCAGAAAAAGAGCCTGTGTCAGCGAGTATATCAGATTGCACGATATGAGACACTACTACGCTTCTGTTGGAGCTGCTTTACATATTCCCAACACTTACCTTGCAGAATTTGGCGGCTGGTCCAAGAAATCACCGATTATGGAAACAGTCTACCAGGGGACAATTAGGCCGATAAAAGACGGATATAAAAAAGAGCTTACTAAGTATTTTGACCAAGTGATTAATAATGCTTGATATTTAGTTAAGGTCATGCACCACGACTTATGTCACGAATTTTGAAAGCCCCTTAAACAGTGGTGTTAACGTCATAGTCATGCGGGTTCGAATCCTGCTTCCCCTGGTTATTTGAAAGCCGCTTAACTATCATGGTTGAGCGGTTTTCTTGCATTTTGGCGTGACGCATTTTCGACTTTAAACACAAATAAAAAGTGCCTATTTATGGGCTTTTCGTCATGTTTGATTTTGGCGTGTGACACGGAATTATGTCACGGCATTTCTAAAAGTATGTCACGATTTTACACAATTAGTTAGTCAGGCTATTTAATAGTGTCATTTTCTGTGAACATTATGTGTTTGTTCTGTGAATCTTTTGTGAAACCCACCAACCATGCTACTTATAGACTTCATATTTTTTTAATTTTACAATCTCTTCATTAATAAAGTACGATTAAATCCCAGGAAGGAGGTACTATTATGAATGATCTTAAGAAAACCACTCCGATAATATCTATTCTACAGTTGTTTGTCTTTATAATATCTTTTCTTGTAATATACGGAGTTATAGTGTTTGTTGCTTTTCTTCTATCTGAGTTAATAAAACAGCTACCAATTATAAACATAATAAACTACTGGTTTCCTATGTCTGATAGCATTTTATTCACCTTTGCACCTATAATATCAGCCTTCTCGATACACTCTTTTTGCAATCTGTTATTTAAGAAGTATTACTTTAACACTATTAGCACTATTATATTCTTTGCTCTTGTGTCCTGGCTTATGGTGGATCATATTATTAGAATGGTTATGAAATATGGCTTAATCTCATGGGATAGTCTTAACTGGATATGGTCTGATGTTATCTTAATGGCAGTTATATTCTGTATGTTCTATGCAAGAACAGAACTATCAAACAAGGAAAATGATAAATCTTGACGCAAAAATAAGGGAGCCAGTTTTTACGCTGACTCCCATCTTTTTACTTCTTTTTCTTCTTCCATGTGCCATTTTCAAGGACCGGAATAGACTTCCATGTACTGTTTCCGTAAGCACTCCATATCTCCTGACCTTTGTTATCTGATGTAACGTACTTGTTCAGGTAGTCTATGATCTCGTCCTGTCTGATACCCTGATTTCCGTCAGAATCAATCATCTTGTATGTGGATGCAAACTGCTGTGAAGTAAGTCCTGGGATAACTGTCTGCGCCTTTTCGTAAGTCTTAGCAGCGCTTGTCTTGGTAAGGCCGTAAATTGACAGATCATCTTGTGCTGCCTGAGTTTCTTCCTTCTTGGCGGCCTTTGCTTCCTTTTCTGCTAGTCCGTCATTAATGACCTCTTGTGCTTTTTCTGTCTTGCCCTGTCCTAGCAAATCAAGTGCTTCTTTTCCAACATTAGAATTTGGTTTGATATTTCCTCCGGACATTTCTTTAAGTTCTGCCTTATCATGCTGATTCTTGTAATAGTCCAGAAGTCCATCCATGCCGCCTTCTTTATATGCCAGATAAGGTTTACTCTCATTAGCATATTCAGGATTGATAGCAGCATATCCCATCTTCTCAGCTATGCCGTTAACATCATTGATGATTTCATCCTTCTCGCCCTGATCCAGACTGTTGAACCATTCATCCTTAGATAAGCTGTCTCTGATATCAAGCTCTGTCTGTCCGGAAGCTTTTCTGAATGTGGTGTTATCGGAATCACTTACTCTCTCGCCATCAATCTTAGGACTGGCCTTAAGTGAAGGAAGTGCCTTAGTATCGCCACTATTCTCATAGGCTTCTCTGCTTACCTTGTCTGCACCACGTTCATTTATGCTGGTAAGATATCCAGGGCTAAGAGACTGATAAGCAAAGTTAGCAAGCGGATTATCAAACGGACTGTTCTGCTGTTCTTCTCCGTAAGTATTGACATAAGGCTCATTAAGAGTAGACAAACCAGGAATCTTGTTCATCTGCTTTTTGATCTGCTTATCAATAACTCCGGCAACACCTTCTTTGTCCGTATATGTTGACCTTCTTGTAGGATCTACAGTTCTTGCTATCTGTCCGGCAGCGGTAGGAACACCCTGACTTAAATATCCGGTAGCAGAATTATACATAAGCAAGGCTGGGATGTTTAAATTCTCGTCATACTTTGCAGCATTAGCCGCAGTCTCTAACGTGTCCTTAACTCCCTGAAGCATAGATGTTTCTACTATAGGATCTGCAATTCTATTCGCAGCGGCAATATACTTATCAATATTGCTGTAAAACTCCTCAGTATCTTTGCCAGTGCTATCCCATAACTTTGCAACTTCCGCACCTACCATCAAAGGCATGATAGAAGGAGAAGCCCAGTCAATAGTATAGGACTTTCCATTTATCTCAATAGCGTAATTCTGATGGCCTTCTAACTGATCCTGGTATTGTGTGTCGGGATCACTTGAATGAAGTACACCCTTGTTATACAGATAGAATCCAAGTGCAGTTAATCCGGTTCCGGTAAGAGTCTTAGACCAGCTATCAATAACATCAGCCGCAAGCGTCTTAGTGACTTCCTTCTCTTTGCCAGATAACAGCCCCTTCTTAACATAAGTATCAGCAAGGTTTCCAGCTCTCTTGCCAGTATTCTCATAGACAAGCTTTCCAGTCTTTTTGATACTATCAATAGCACCTAAAGGGCTGTACTCAATACCACTTCTCAGGATATTTGCCGGAGTCTTTTTGAATGGTACAGTGCCTTCAATAACAGTACCAAGCATCCTGGCACCAAGATTATCACTGTTCCTTGCTTTCCTGGAAGTCTCAGTAAGAAGCTTAGCAAGATCGTTATCCTCATGGAAGGTAGCATACTCAGCCTGTTTAAGTGCGTAGTCTCTGGCCTTGTTAAGCTCAGCCACTTCCTTAGTAAGATCCTCCATCTGCTTACGCTCAGCACTAGACAAAAGCTGTGTTTCCTGAAGGTTCTTAAGCCTTGCTAAATTCTCCTCTGCCTTGAATATGTCTGTGCCATATCCATTAGCCTTCAGATATCCGGCAAGGGATGTAGAATACTTATTCTTAACTGCCTTGTAGTCGCTTATACCAGCATCAGTAGCCTTCTCATAGAGCTGTGCAAGCTTAGTCTTGAACACGCTCTTAGACTGACGCAAGGTATTAGCATCCATCTTTTCATATTTAGAGCCTATGATCTGTCTGTAACGGCTTGCATCTGCATCAACAGCACTGGCCTTGATAAGATCAACGTCAGTCAAAGGGTTAAGCACTGACTTAGTTCTCTGTATGCCTTCGCCACCTAAAGCCTTAACTGTCTTATCTACACCAGCTTCAGCCAAAGCAGCTATGTTGTTTGATATACCAGTAACCGCACCAAATGTCTGGTTGCCAACAAAGTTACGGATCATTGTCTTAGGGTTGCCAAGCATAGCAAGATATCGCCAAGCTTCAAACTTCTCCATAGGAGTAGCATCACCCACAACCTCATTAGCCAGAAGCCTATATGCTTCCAACTGACCTTCAACAAACTGCTTACTGTTAGGATCATAGTTAGATATCTGTTTAAAGATATTGTTTACTTCCTGAAGAGTCTCGTCAGAAATACCAAAGCTTCCGGTTGCCAGCTTAGTATTGAGTGCATCTGTGATTTCCTGTTTGGTAGCACCATTACCAATAAGATTAGCCAGGTAGTCAATGTCATTCTCTGAGAACTGACCTTCAAAGTCTGCAAACTCTTTAGACAGTGTGTTACGTACTTCTTTGTTGATATCCTTAAGTGAAGGAGCCGCCTTTTCAGTAGCCCTAACCTCGTCAGTGATAAGAGAATTAAGGGCACTCTGAAGCTTTTTGTTTGTGGGCTGCGGAATAGGTAAGCTTTCATCCAGGGTGTACCAATTTCCGGTATTAAGCTTATGTTCAATCTCGCTTGTAATCTTCCATACCGGAATGGACTTATCTTCTGCAAGGGTAGTCAAAAACTCAATATCGTTCTCATTGAAATACTTTTCTACGCTGCCGACTTCTCTTTCAAGCTCAGCAATAACACCTTTGCGGATCTCGTCATGTGTAAGGTTTCTGACTTCTTTGCCACCCTTCCACTTGTTACCCATATCAGCCAAAGCCCTGGCAATACGGCTGTTACCTTCGGCCTGTTTCTTATTCTGTGTAATCCAAGGCTGTATGATACTATCATCTTGCATCTTAGTAGCATCCGTAATGGCACCAACAGCACTGTTGCGGTTATACTCAGCAAAAGCCTGGACCTTACGGCCACCTTCTCTGCCTTCAAACGCAAGCTTCTTAGCAAGTCGATTAGCAGACTGTGTATCTCCGCTATCCATAAGACTCTGAATTTCATTCATAGCCTGTTTAACGTCTACTTCGTCAAAGCTGTCTTTATAGATAAGGTCCTTAAAGCCTTCTCCTCTTGCCAGTGCATCAGCGTTCTGCTCAGCTTCAGAATATACCTTGTAAGCATAATCCTTCTGAGGAAGTGCATTACCCCAGCCCTGATTTTCAAAGGTGTTTGTTCTGGCCTTAGATGTTTCCCATCTGCCACCGCTATCACCGCCAAAAGTCTGAAGCGGATTTGCACCTTCCACCTTCTCTGTAGGACTTCTGAATACCTTCTGTGTCTCCGGAACTGCATCTTTAACGTGGGTGTTATCTCCGAAAGTCTTTATATTATCTGATTCTGTCTTTAAAATCTCGTCAGCAAGCTCCTGGTTAGCTTTTGTATCACCAAGCATAGATGTACGTCTATAAGCTGCATTACCAAGCTTAGTACCAGTTAGATCACCCTTATAGCTAGGATCCACTTTCTTAACTGCTCTGTAAAATCCCTGTCTAGCAGCATCAGCAGCGTTCTTAGCTTTTACAAGTTCTTCGTTGGAAGCGTTCTTATAGAAAGCATCCTCATAGTCTCTAACTGCCTTACCCATCTTTTCGTACTTAGTCATGATCTCAGGATCGTTAAGAGACTTAGCCTTCTTATAACTATTTTCCAGTGCATTGTATATCTCCTCAAAGTCTGAGCTGCCTTTTTCGATAACATCTTCAGGTAATTCTAACTTTGAAGGTTTTGAAGCCACTTTTTGCGTATTTTCTGCAATTTTAGGGATTTCAGGTTCAATATCGTAAGATTTAACTTCAGCACCCTTAGTCATATCACCAAGGTCCGGAAGTACTTTCTCGTTCTCCTTGGCAAGGTTTTCAATGTTCTTAGCCGCAGTTTCAGCCTGGTTAGTAGCACCCTTAACCAGATCATCCACTTCCTTAATGGCTGCATTATTCTTAGCAAGTGCCTTGATTTCTTTGCCAAGTGAAGGAATACCCATAACAAGATTTCCGGCAGCGTTCCAACCAGTCTGCTTGGCAAGTTCCTTCCATTCATCCTTAGTTACCTTGCCATCCTTAGCCATTTCCTCATAAGAAGGGATAAGGTCCAGTAATACGTCCTGTCCAAGCTGAGCGCCCTGATTAGCACCCCAAGCGGAAAGACCTTTAAGACCGGCTGTTTCTGCAAGACTATCAAAAACCGGATTAGTCAGAGAATACATAAGGGCCTGAGTAGCAAAGTTACCACCGGCATTAGCTATAGGATTCTGCACTGCCTGGTTCTGGATAAACTTCTGAGCTTCAGGAGCATCCCAAGTTTCATTGAATTTATCCCTAACTGGCTGAGATAACTTGTCGATAAGCTTAAGCTCAGGAGTACCGATATTCTTGACGATACCATTAAGGCCACGCTCCATCTTAACGGCTTCGTTTGTGGCACCCATGATAAAAGAAGTAGCTTCATCTGCTTTGTCACCTAAAGCCTTCCAGACTTCCAGCTCTTCCTTCTCTTCCGGTGAAAGATTACCCTTAGACTTAAGGACCTTGATCCTGTCCTCAGACATTTTCTCAGCCCACTTCTCTTCTGACTTATTCATCTTATAGTTGGGATTAAGGAAAGCCCTAGCCTGTGCAACATCCTTTTGCTGTTCCAGGAACTTCTGATAGTCCAGTCCGTCCATGACCTGATTATGCTCATTCATATAACGTGATACATAGTCGATCTCTTCCGGATGATCTTCAAGATATTTCATTACTCCGGTAGGTTCAGTCTGAGGAAGCTGACTCTTATAATCTGCAAGGCTATCAAGCTGCTTTATGCCACTTCCTACTTGGCTGTTTTCCACTGTCAGATATTTAGGCATACCATTAAGACCGATATCACTATTGATACCCAAACTGTCTTGCATGAGGTTAAAGACATTAGGATTATAGGAGCCTTTCTGCATAACTGCTTCTTCAACCGCAGCCTTAGCATTAGCCACATCATTAAGAGCCTGAGCCTGATTATTGATAGCCTGAGTAGCATTGCTTAGCTGTTCAAGAAAGGCCCTGTTCTGCTCTTCTGCTGCAAGTGCTGAGTTCTGGTCTCCATAATCTCTATGCTCTTCATTCTGAGCCTGGTACATACCGATCCAAGGTATATTATTACCAGTAACAGTCTGACTCTGTATAGCTTCCTGTTTGTACTTCTCGATCATTTCCTGAGTTGTCATAACCGATCTCCATTAAAGTGAAAGCTCCATCTGTAAGCGACTCATTTCAAGATTAGCAAGGGCGCTGTTGTATGCCTGAAGAGCCTTTGCAAGGTTATCGCCGTAAGTCTGATTAATGTTGGAAATATCTCTAGCTCTCTGAGTTACGATCTCGTTACGGCTGTTTCCGTACTGGTTAGCCAGTTTAGCCATAGTAGACTCAGTAGCGCCGCCATTGTAACCCATAGCAGAAAGTCTCTGATTAAGGTCACGCTTACCCAGCATATTGCTAATATAAGCGTCTCTAAGAGCTTTTTCTGCATCTTCCTTAGTCTCTTTCGTTGATTTCTTTTTAGCGGCATTTAGACGCTCCACAGCGCTGTCATAGTTGCCTTTAAGATACTCTTGCGCTCTTGCATAAGCATCAGCGATTCTATCCCAAGCGCTATACTCTTCTGCTTCGCCGCCATCATCATAACCACCACCGCCGCCATAATAAGCAACCGGAGCTTTCTGAGTGGTTGTTTCTGCCGGAGTTGCAGCCCCAGTACTTGATTTCTTTGTACTGGTTGATGTTGTGGTCGGAGTGGACTTTACTGTAGGCTTATAGGTTCCTCCTCCACCTTCCTGGATAACTCTGATATAAGGATTGTTAATAGCCATCTTTTTAACCTCCTATTGATTATTCTTTAGAGATAATAATGTGACAGGACCGGCCTTTCCGTCACAAACGAGACCATGATCCTTTTGATATAGACATATAGCCAACTCACTTTTAGGTCCTAGTATTCCGTCCACCTTTAAGTTGGCACCATGACGATTAAGCTCATATTGAAGCCACTTTACTGACTCACCTTTACTTCCACGTTTTAAGAGTGATACATGAAGCGTATAAGGATTTACCGGAACATCATCAAACTTAAGAAGTCCGTAGACATTGATGTAGTTCATCAGGGTAGAAACATACTTGCTTGAAGTGGCATATCCGGCATCCTTAAGGGCCTGAGCGTAAGCCTGTGCTGAAGTGACTTCTCTAAGCTTCTGATAGCGCTTAGTACTAATAAAGTCGTAGTAGCCTTTGACTCCTTCCTCCATGCTTGAATAAGCCCTGAAGTTGTCCTTGATCGTAGTCAGGACTCCGGTAGTATATTCTTCTTTTGTTTTGAGATTTACGGAAGGACCTTTCCAGGAAGAACCACATTTAAGGCCGAAGTGATTATTATAGCGCTTAGCAAGTACAGACTGTCCAAAGTTTCCTTCGCATAGTGCCTGAGCCACAACCGCAGCGCAAGTCTTATATCCTCTTCTTTTTGCTTCTGCCTGGATAAGAGGACCTATGCGATTAATGAAAGCTTGTCTCTCAGCATTAGTCATTTTCACCCTCCACATAGGACTTGATATCAAGATTGCTTTCCAGTAGGTTGCGCATTTCCACAAGGGCATCATCCACAAGCTTACTGAACAGTTCAAAAGGTATGATAGGCACAAGTGACGGAAAGTGTTCTACGAATAAAGAATAGGCCATTGAAAGCTTAGCTCTTCCGGTTCCCTTGCCTAGCTCCTTCTCACACTGGATCACTACGAATAACAAGTATTCCCTGACCTTTTTAAGCTGCTCCTGAGAAGGAAGTCCGGTAAAAATCTTAACCCACCTGACAATTAGTACTATGAATATCAAAAGTATTACCAATAAAGGCCAATAATCAATCAGAAACTTCATTGTCTACCTCCTTCTTTGCTATCCTGTCTCTTGTTATCTCTATCAGTCCGGTAACGATAAGCTCTACGCTACCACCACCAAGGCCCATAGTGATTAGAGTGTCCGGTACGTCTCCTTTTACCCAGAAGGTAATCCAGGCAACGGAAACAAAAATTACCCAATAAAAAAGCACCCCTTTGACGATCTTATCAATCTTCTTAGAGTGCTTAGGTTCTTTATTATTCAGTTGTCTCAGTCTCTCAATCCCAGTTTTCATAGGCATAAAATAAAAGGGGGCAGCTCTCATTTTCTGAAAGCCACCCACAATTATGATTATTAGACAAAGGGTAATATAACATATAGGTTATTAATTGGCAAGTGATAATCAAGGCAGTTTTTGAATCCGACATGCGTAATAACTCCAAGAAGGTTGAGCATCTAAAAGACGAAATGCACCATTACTAACAGAATTATTAGAATCTCCACCAAATATCAGTACATTGTTGTTCTGGTCATAATTATGCCAATCGCAAACATATTCTGAACCATACCCGCTAATAGTATCACTTGGGAGTAACGCATATTCAAATCCAGATACATTAGGCGAAGTCCACGATTTTATAAAATTAGTACTGGTTGCTCTTGTACCTACATTTGTGCCACCAGTAGTATCTGAGAAATTAGCGGGATTTTTAATAACATAAGCAACATTTTTTAATGATCCACTAAAATAAATACCATCTATCCAATCGAACGTTCCTCCCCATAAATCTTCAATATAACGATATCTTGTATGACCTTGAGTAGTACGAGACGATTTATTTGTTCCAGTATGATAAACCATAGAATCTGTCAAACCAGTGTTATCTTGGTATGATCCACAACCTCTTCCTATTTTTTCTTGTGTATTCCAATCAGCAAATTCTACAAGGTATAACATCATAATCGTCCAATACATAGCAAAATCAAACTGCCAGTACGTAGAACCAAGATTATGAATATTAGTTCTGCATAGTCCTTTTGTATTATGCCCATGTCTTACACCGCTCGTTGATTTATAAGTAGAATCGCAGTGATAAGCACTGACATAAACAATATCACGTTCACCATTTCCGTCGCCTCGATCAGCATGAGCTGGTGAAATATGAGAACCTTCAAATTCTTCAGCAGATATTTGAAGTTTCATTTTTGTTCCATTCCTAGTCCATTTGTAATAATACTTTGGTATTTTTACAAGGACACCGGCAGTCTCATCATTTACACGCTCCATACCGGCCCAAGGCATAATATCATCAAAAGGACTAGAACCATCACCATTAGACACAGCCGGATTAGGATTAGTAAAATTCTCAGCCCCATCTGTTCTAGTCCAGGCACTAGAAGAAGTACCAGCCCATTCTGCACCATAAATTTTTGACTTATTTAAAGGTTTACACATAAAAAGAGCCATAAATTAGCCCTCCTCTACTTCCTCTTCAACGGGAGATACCCATCTATCCATATACTCTGTATTTCCAACTTCATTGATAATAAGAGCCATAGCCCAGCCAATAGTCTCTCCAAGAATTGACTGATACATGAATGAATGAAAAGCCTTTTTAGCTTCGTCAAAAGTATCAAATCCCTGTGGAGCTGGTCTATCCTCTGCTTTTGCAACCTTATTATATGCTATCTTAACAAGATAAAATCTCATAGTTTTTCTCCTTTTAAAATAAGGAGGAGCAGCCATTAGACCACTCCCCCACAAGTTTTATTTATATGCTTCCTGTTTTGCCTTCACTTTGGCAGCCCATTTGATCTGTCTCTCATGAAGGTAGTCGTACAACACTTGCATTGACTCCGGAACTTCATTGGTTTTCTTGTAGTCATTGATGATCTCAACAACATTGTCATGCAGCATAGTAGCGTGATTCATTTCCTCTAAGGACAACCGATAATAAGTATCAGCAAGCCTTGGATATTCGTCACGAACATGATAAGCACATTTAATGTACTTCTCTGCATCTTCGATTTCGGAATCAATCTTTGTTACCAAGCTTTTGATGATCTTCATAAGCTACCTCATGTTGTGGTAGAAGGTGCATTAGCTACCCACTTTCCCATAGTATTGAGAAGCGTCTGAGTCTGTGCAGCATTAATAGCAGCATTATTAGCATTATTGAGCTGATTAGTAAGATCAGCAATCTGGTTGTCCTTGATAAGAGTCTTGATACTGCAACAGCAGTTCTCCATCTGGAAGCCAAGATTATCAAGCTTTGAACCAAGTACATTAGTCTGATTCATGATCTGCTGTCCAAGGTTATTAAAGCCCTGGATGGCATTAATCAGATTAGTGTTATTCTGATTCATAAGCTGCATTGTCTGACCGCTAATAAGCTGCGCTGTCTCATAGTTGTTGTTTGCTGATGAAAGCAACACATTTTGAAGCGAGTTTTGCACCTGGCTATTATCAATGGCCTGGTTCACATCTTGGACTGTAGCGAAGTTGGGCATAGGTCCTCTTCCTCCACCAAAAAGTCCGTTTCCACCTCCGAAGAGGATTGCGATTATTAGGAAAGCTCCGAGCCAATCGCTGCTCATGAATGTGTTCTCTGACATACGATTTACCTCCTATGGCAAAGAAAAAATGGTTAATAGTTCCCTATTCAATTGTCTTATTTGCCAAGGAACTGGTTGATCCTACTTTTTATATCACTTTTCGCAGCGTTTATATCCTGTCCTTTTGACTGATACAACTCTTCTGCGGCTTTGTTAGGATTATCTAAGTCCAGTCCTTGCAACCTAGGATCAGTTTTTGCCAGATCCTTAAGAAACTGTTGTGGACTTTCACCACGCATCATAGCTCCGAAAGCCTGAAACATAATATTATTATTCTGCTGACTTCCGCTGTTTAGCATTTGTAAGATCGGATTTACCATTTAGCTTCTCCTCCAGCTTTGATATACGCTCTTCTAATGACTTATAAACATCTTCCGGTTTAGTGTTCTCAATTTCTGTGATCTTATAACCTACCAATGTTTTGTAACCAGCGCTATCAGTCTTGGCAAACCATACATAAGGACCTGTTTCATCAAGCAACAATACATCTGAATTTGCCGCCATCTTAAAAGCTTCCGCTCCTGGTCTACCGCTTACTTTAGGTGTATGAACTTCCTGAGTAAACATTGTCTGATTAAGTGTCGGCTGTGCGATCTGCTGAGCTAATAGCTGTGTTAATTGATTCTGCGTATCGTATGGGTACATAATTTACCACCTTTCTTTATGCGTAGGTTTTCACAAATTGATTATCATACGCATATTTGATATGAACTCTAACTGTAATAGTACTTGCGGTTGCCACTTTAGGAAGTACGATAGTCAAAACTCCATAATCTGTACCAGAAGAAATAATGGAGGTGTACTCCACACTTTCAGGGTTAAGGCCATAAACAGAAGTAGAAACGTCATAAGTAGCATCACCAGGAAGCAAACTTTCTAACTCCTGGAAAGTCACTGTTGTAGTTGTTGAAGTACTTAAAGTAACAGACTTCTCAACATAAGCCGATCCTGGAACTGGCTGTGCCTGTCTAACTCCTACAAGGTTGTCTGCTAACGAACACTTAAAATTTGTTCCTTCTGTATCAGCAACAAAAGATGGTTTCCATGTAGTTATTAAGTATGTTCCATCTGAATATACACCATTATAACCGGTATAACTGTTATCTACTGAACTAAAAGGCTTGCTCTGCACATTAGCCCAAGTCTCGTTGCCATAAGTGCCATCACCTTTAAGGAATTTATTTACATCTGTTGTTGTAGGAGCCGGAGCAAGTCCATGTGTACCATTAGCCTGTGAAGTTGCACCTACCATATCAGAAGGAAGTGGCACGCTCTGATACGTTCCGTCACCTCTAAAAAACTTGGTATTATCTGTAGCAGCCGGAGCTGGAACTAAACCACTTGTACCAGCGTTAGTACCATCAGCACCAGTCATAACAGAAGGTGAAGGAGGATTAGCCCAAGTGCCATTACCTTTCAAAAATTTACCTTCATCACCCGCAGCCGGAGCCGGAACAGTACCTTTAGTACCAGCGGTTGAAGCACTAGCACCAGTAAATACCGCAGTAACCGCAGAAACTAAAGAACTCCAAAGAGTCTTTTTCTTAGCACTTGCGGAAGTATCGTAAAATGGAATATAATCCGCATCTGCTATAGTCTCTGAGGAGTCCGAAGTAGAATATGCAGTTGAAGCATCTGCCTTGTCAGATAAAGCAGAATAAACACCACCTGACTTAACAAGGTTATCACTATTCTGTGTTGGTACATTGTCTACCTGAGTAGGCATATCTAGTAGTTTCTGCCAATAAGTTGTGTTGCTTGGAGCATTGCCTGTTGTGGTACCTTTTGCCACATAAGACAACCCCTGATAGAGAACTACATCAAGACTGTTATAAGTAACTGAACTGTCGTAGTCTCCTTTAAATAACATTAAAACTCTTCCAGCTACGCTGCTCATACTACTACCTCCCATTCAAGATCACCTGTGGTTGTATTGACACTAAACTCATAGGTGTTGTCCATTGTGTAAACCAGTTCTCCGGTAGTAAAATCCACTGAAAACACTGGAATACCTACAATAGCTGCAATTTCATTCTCAACTCCCTGTGCTGCTTCCGCTGCTTCCTGAGTTGCAGTTAGATAAGAAGCTGCCTGTCCAGCATAGTATTTACTGTTGTTCTGATAGGTTGTATCAGAGCTGCCTACATCTACACCACTTCTCTGTCCTACGGCCCAAGCTTCAGCATCTTCCGCTTTACTTGAAGCAGTCGTAGCACTTCCACTGGCATTAGTCGCAGCTGTCTGAGCATCATTCTTATAACCAAGCGCCGTTGCGGTTGAAGCACTAATAGATGTAGCAGCATTAGAAGCCGCCGTATCAATATCTGTAGTAGCCTGGGTTACTTTGCCATTGATCGTATTAGTAGCAGTTGTTACAACTCCATTAAGCTCTGCAATTCCGGCATCTACCTGAGCCTGAATCTCTGAAGAATGACTACCGGCTTGCTGAGCGTAAAACTTAGCATTGTTGTGATAGGTTTCATCTGTAGTTCCAACATCTACTCCGTTACGCTTACCAGTAGCCCAAGCTTCTGAATTTTCTGCATTAGCTCCACTTGTCTGAATAGCTCCGCTTGCTGTGGCAGCCGCTGTTTCTGCCGCTGTCTTTGCATTGATAGCATTTGTACTAGCCTGAATAGCTGCATCTTTATAAGCTTCAGCCATACTTGCTGAGTTAGCAGCTTCTCCGGCTCTCTGAGTAGCAAGAGTAGCTTGATCTGCCGCTCTTGTAGCTTTTTGACTAGCAATGGTAGCAGAATCACTAGCTTCAATCTTAGCGTTTTCTGCCTGTGTAGCATAAGTAGAAGCCGTAGAAACAAGTGTTGTCGCATTAGTAATAGCATTTGAAACAGAAGTAGCACTGTTAGCCGCAGCCGTAGCACTATCCGCAGCATCACTAGCACTGGCCGCCGCTTGCTGAGCATAAGCATAAGCTGTCTGATTAACTGCTGAGTTAAAATTTCCTACTTGTATCTTTTTGTCAGTATAGAAAGTCGAATATGCTTTACTGACTACCAGATAATCGGAATCGTATAATTCAGTTATTTCATCAAGGTCAGATATCGTAAGTTTTGTTTCTGCCATATCTTACCTCCTTATGAATTTCGCCTATAATAACTAATGCCGTTTGCATCAGTCGTTATAAGTGTCCATTTACCAGTAGTTCCGAACCATGTATCAGGTGATATTCCGGTTGTTACATAAACAGATCCTACCGGATATAAAGCATCCCTAAAAATGGTCTTATAATCAAAATGTTCTACAAAATATTCAACCGCAGCACTTGTAGGAACTGCATTTGAATTATTAGTAAGGAATCCTTCAACTTCGCTGATACCATTAAAAGCTTCAAGGAACTGGGTAATATCTGCCAAATTCTCAGACGTAATAGAATCAAGTACAGTCTTGTTAGCATGACTATGTTTAGCCACGTTACAGTTAGTAACAAGGATTGCCAGGGCATTTATTACCGCATATACATTAGAAGCAGCTACAACATTAGGTGGAACTACCATTCCTATCTGTTGTGCCGCTGCTGAATCTGACAATTCATCTACCAGTCTGTTAAGGCCGTTAATAGCCAGATTAGGAAGTGAATCCATCTGTTCTTGCATTTCTGTAGTTGTAAGTAAGGGAGTATCAGGCTGTCCAACATTACCTTTGCCTTCTCTCTCTTCATCTGTTATCTTTGTGAAAGCCATTTGTGACCTCCTTATTTGACGTTTCCGGCCTGTGTGTATTCAACTGCAAAGTTATTTATTGATAAAGGCTCATTAAGCTTTGAATTTACAAACTTAAACCTTACATGATCTAACTTCTTAAGCCTTATCTTTGTGGCTGAAATACGCTGTGTAGCATTGGTAGAATATGTCATTTTACTGTATTGCAAATTCTGATATGAGAAGTATTTAAGCTTCTGCATATCATCCTTAAGCTCAGCCCAGACACCTTCTTTTTGTGCATACACTTGGATTGACGATTGAATTTCAGGCAAACACCTTACGGCCAGATATCTATAAGTCTTTTTCTTGTAGAATAGCTGCTTATCTATATCCGCTGTCTCCCATATACAAGTAATAGGATCTCCATTATCGTTATAGGAGTTAATGTCTCTTTCATCTGAATAGAACATATAAATGTGTCCATCTTCAGATCCGAAAAACAATCTTGATCTAATCTCTGCAAAACAACTAGCAGGAATATTAGTAAAATAGAATCCGGCATATTGCCTTGTTGCATAAGGCTTAGCCCTGTCTCTTTGTAATGGCTGAAGCCCATCAAGGATATACAAGTGATCGTTTATTGATACGAAGTAATAATCTTTCCAAGTAAAACCATGCGCTCTATCAAGATGTGGTTCCTTTAAAAGCTTACCTTCAAGATAATAAGACCTATCCTGTGCGTACTTCTCTCCGGTTATATCCTGGGCCGTTACTGAATAAATACCAAGCCTTGTCAAGAATACTGGCTCAGTCTCTAAATAAGAAAAACAATACTTAGAAATTGCTCCGGCACCCTGAAGAGTATTAACAAGCTTAAATACTGGCTGATCCTCTTCATAAGCACCACTTCTTATTAGGATTGACTGCGCAAGTTCATTTACATCCTTGTGTGCTGCAAGATAATTATTTATTATGGAATAACCCATAATTGCTGAGTTATCTGAACCAAGCTTTGAATACCATGTATCAGCCCAGTAAGTAGGATCATACTGTTGACAGAACCAGTCACAGTTAATATAAGTGAAAGCGTCTCCGCTTGAATTAACACCACTGTCAGGATTGCCACTAATAAAGATCCTGTCATGCGCTCCATTGACACCATACATAGCGCCAATAGTGCAATGATTTATTCTGTCAGCATATCCGGAAATAGTTTTCTGTACCTGGATTTTTACGTTATCTTCACCTTCAACTGGGCTTGTTCCAGGTGCAGTAACAAACGAAACAACACCAGTCTCAGCATTAACATAAAAGTCAGTATTTAAAAACTTTTCAACCCATTCACCCTGAGAATTTAATACCCAAGCTTTAGCATTTACAACCGGATCATCTAAGTCTCCAAAACTCATTTGAAAGTCTCTTACAGTGGACTGAGAAGCTTTTACATAGAACTGCTCAATAAACAATGGATTCATCAGATTAAGCGGTTCATAGTCCTGTCCTCCTCCACTAGGATCTTTTGAGATTGTAAGTATAGGAGTATAAACATCAGGATAGGTAGGAAAAGTTTTAAGACCATTCTTAGCATCATAAATCCAAGCCTGTGTACCATCCAAAATAAAAAGCTTATTGTTAAGTTCAAAAGAGGTACTTCTATGCTCAGCAAGGCCGGTCTTAATGGGATCGCCAATATCACGCTTTGTAATAGTAATATACTTGCTTTCATCATTAACTATGACTACATCATTGGTACGTCCATAAGGCCCCCACAGATTACCAAGTATGCCATTAAAGGAATACATCTTATTTCCGGCATGAACTAAATAAGTATCTGTAGCTGAGTAATAATGAATACCATAAATAGGCTCTTCATAATCAGCAACGGAAGTATAACCCATTCTCTTTCTGATCTTGCCAGGTACGGACCTTATCATGTTCACACAGTTAGGGCTTTTATTCTCGTCAATGTTGCTGGCTTCAGACGTAAAATCAGCTCCAAGAAACTCTACAGACTCATATACTTGTTTAGTTGGTGATTTAGGTATCTTGAATGAAACAGCCATAATTAAGCCCACCCACTACTTGTTACAAATTTCTCTCTCTTAGGTAACATAGGCCCATTAGATAAAGCTTCTCGGCCTACCTCAAACTCATTACGATATACAGTAGCAATAGCGTTATCATCATCCTTATAGAGCTGTGAAGCCATATAAAGCGGAATAAGCGCTGCTACTTCAGGATCAAGTGACAGCTCAGTATCATCAGGTGTAGCAAGTGTAAGCATCTTAGGGTATGCCCTATAGTGAATAACATAAATGCCTACCTTCTCTCTCTCGATAACAAGTGTCCTGTCTGCTTCCTGGAAATACTGATCGGCTACAATATACTCGTCTCCCGCTGGTCCTAAATTGTAAATCTCTGCCGGAGCTATCTGATAGAAGTCTGTAACCGCATCTGACATTTTGATCTTGATGTATCTCTCATACTGCGGAACACTATCATCATTCATGAAGGTGCATGGATAAAAGCACATATTCTGAATAACAACAGGACTTTCCGCTTCGACTACGATCCTTGGAGTAAGGTCTATAGGTTCATCCGACTCTGTTTCGATCTCAGGAAACTCGATATTTCCTTTAAAAGTCTGAAACATACGATAGTCTATAGGCTCTGTCTCTTCTTCCGTAGTCTCTTCAGGATAGAAGTCGTGTACCAGGTATTCACCGCAGTACAACTTAAGTGAAGTAGGAAGGCCGCTACACTTGAAGTAGTATGACTTAGCATCAGCATGACTAAACTCATAGGATCCATTAACGATAGAATATGTTTGAAACTTGTTCTTTCCCAAAAGGTTCTCAACAGGATAGTTCACATAATGAAACTCCTTGATGATAAACTTTCCGGAAGTAGCTAATAGCTCCAAGGCTTCATTAAAAGCCGCTGGCATAGCATTAACATATTCCATAGTGGCAGAATCATTAGGGATGTTAGTCTGTGATCCGGTCACACTAAACATCTTCTGTAAAGTTGTAAACTTAATGTCCTTCCAGGTAATCATTTAACCGTCCTCTTTCGCCTTGTAACGGGCTTCTTGACTTCTTCCTCAACTGGAAATACTTCGCTTGTTTCTACCTTCTTAGAATCGAATGTAGGGGCAAATACTTCCTCTTTGACCTGTTTATATCCGTAGCCCCAAGGATTAACCTGAGTTACTTCATAGGTCTTACCATTCTTTGTAAATCTCTCACCAATTACCATAATTTTCTCCAAAAAAAGGAGGATAAGCCGATAAAGCCTATCCCCCTTAAGATCAATCAGTATCAGCCGCTAAAAGGCTCAGCATCACTAACTGACTTGCTGGAACCTGAAGCGCCGATCATCATAGCGTGTCTCCAGTTAGGGAATGTGATAGACATTCTAGCGAAACCATTGTATGTAAGGTTACGGCTGTGAACATCAACATCATTCTCGATATCAAGGACAGTTCTGTCATAGAACTTAGTTCCCTGAAGGGCCTTAAGTGCTTCGCTTGACTGGATGATGATAGGATGATTTGTAGCTGAAATCTCTGGAGTCCAAAGAGGATCAACTACGATCTTCCACTTACCACGCTGAGTGTTGATATCGTTGTGGTCGCTGCCAACTTCTCCGTCAGATCCTACAACTCTCTTTACGAAATCTTCGTACTCAGGATCGTTTCCAGGAAGAATAAGAGTATCTGCAAGGAAGCCAAGGATCTCTCCTCTATCATCCCTGAAGTTTCTCATTCTGTTTGCAGCCTTGTTAAGAACTACAGTGTTGCTTCCAAGTACATCTGAGAAGTAGTTGCACTGTGTAGAAGAAGCGTTCTTAAGAGCGTGTTCTTCGTTGAAGAGTGCCTTACCATCACCAGTAGTAACATCAATAGATGCACCATTGAATGTGATAGTCTCTGTATCACCGATAGCTCCGGTAATAGCTGCGGTTGCAAGTTTAGCTCTTGTTCTCTTGTATGCCTGAACCATGTTGATGACCTTCTGCTTAGCATCATCAAGCATATTATCGTCCTTAAGCTCCTTAGAAATCTGAACTTCAAGAGCGAAGGTTGCGTGTTCAACGAACTTCTCATAGCCCTGTGAAAAGCTATCCTGAGTAGCATCTGCACCCTCAGCCTTAACCTGGAAGTCTCCAAGACCTCCCATAACGATTGACTTCTCACCCCAACGGCTAGACTTCTTCTCCATTGTCATAGCCTTTACGATATCGTCATACTTGTTCTGCTGAGCATCAGCATCATAGATAACAGCATCAAAGAGTGTAGCCCACTCATCCCAAAATCTGTTATTGACATTAGATTTAATTGTTACTGCCATAGTTTACCTCCTGGCGGCAATCGCCTTGTTATAGAGGGCTTTAATCTCCTTCATGGACTTTTCAGGGAAGGTCTCCTTATACATTGCAAGCTGAGCTGCCGGAATATCCTCGGCTCCATCATCCACATTTAATGCGGCTCCGGTTGCCAAGTGATTTTTTCCCTTAACTGAATTAACAGCGGCCTGTTTAGCTGCTCCCATTGCGGAAGATTTAAGCCTGTCGAAGTTTACGATCTTGTAAGCTTCATCAGCCCTAATACCAGGATGCTGCTCAATAAAACTAACAACATCATTCATGATGGGATCCTGCATAAGCTCTTCAACACTTGAATGACTATCATCCAAGGCCAGTATCTTATTAAGGTCCTCATTCATCTGCTGTTTGATACGGAACTGATTAAGCTCTTTAGTTGCCGCTTCAGCCTGTTTAACAATGGGCGAATTGGCAATTAAGTTATCAATCAACTGAGGATCTATATTGTTCTCACGAAGCTTCTGCTTGGCATTTATCCTCTCCTGAGCTGCCATAGCATCTAAATAGTCCTTAGCTGACTTGATAGGCTGTCCGGTCTCTGGATTTGTGTACTGACCGAACTGTGTTGCGTAGTAGTTGTCAAGCTCCGCAGCTTTGCGCTCAGCCGCTTCAGCTCTCCTTCTAAGCTCCGCAAATGCTCTGTTAGTCTCAGCACTCTGAGGTTGAGGATCGGTGACTTCCTCGATTGCACCATTTTCTGTACTCTCAGCACCTTCACTAACTGTTTCTGTTGACTGATCGGCGGTTTCAGTCACGTTTTCGCCTGTTCCTTCAGTTCCTTCGCCATCTTCAGCAAAGTACTGGAGGTTGAGTTTTACTAATTCGTTTTTCATGTGAACCTTTCTTTTCTAGGATTTTTGCCCTGTTCCTGGGAATTTTAGGTATAAAAAAAGAGCCGTTTAAGACTCTGCAACCTCACTTGGGGCTTCGCTATCCTGTGTTACTGGGATAGGTGTATATATGGTTTTTACATCCTTGCCGAAGTTTGCACATTCCTTATTCCGACAAGTAAGGACCATCCTTGCAGATAAGACTCCATTATTCATTACATAGTCTGAAGTCTTGATCCTCATTTCTGTGTTACATAAGGGGCATTTCATTTGTTACCTCCACTTCCGGCTGCACTCCTTGCATTGCCATTTGAGCAGCCATCTGTTGCTGTGTCTGTATTCTCTCTTCAATTAGAGCAAGTACTGTAGAAGCATTAGGATATCCATTAGCTTTCATGATGGTCCAGTAAGCCTTAGCTGTCTCCAGGTCTCCTACCGGTCCGAAAGCTCCTGACTGAAGCTTAAGGTCTGTCTGGTTCCACATCATTTCACGATTCTGCATGAGTGTTGATGTAGGATCCGTCTCAAAGATAAATTCATCATCCCAATAAAATTCACCCGCAGCATCAAGCCTTAAGAACTCTTTTCTTTCAAGAGTCTCATGTACTGTGTTTCCATCCTTGTCAGTACTTGTGATCTGCGACTCGCTATCACTAAAGGCCAGCCAAAACTTAAACATAACCTCATAGAGCTTAGCGTAGGCTTCATTTTTCATGGTCCTCTTAGAGTCCAAACGTCCAGCAGCCTGGTTAATGGAATACTGCTTTGCAGTTCCACTCCTAGCAGAAGCATCATATTTACCCTGGAAGGCATCTGTAATACCAAGACTGGACTTAGCCCAGCTATAATTCATTTCAAGGTAGTTTTCATCATTCTGCACATTAGGCTGAAGGGTAAGCGTGTCGATCATGGACTTATCCTGTGGGTTTCTAAGACGAAGAATGTTAAGCTCTTCTCCGTTCTTCTCGATATCCACACCTTCAGGAAGTGTTACGAATGAACCGCCCTTAAGAAGCTTCTCATTGATCTTTGTGCCAAGCTTTTTAATGGTATCTTGCTGGTCGATAATAACTTGTACATCTGATCCACCAAGCAGCTTATTCTGTGCCGTAATGTTCTTTCTAAGGACTATTGGATAAATATTAGGCTTATAGTAAGGGATCTTCTTTTTGGTCCTCTCAATCGTCATTAATGGCTGTCCGTACTCGTCTGTCATAGGAGCGCCCATTGGATCGATCATTGGAACCTCGTTAAACTCTTCAGGTGCAATCTGGCGGCTTCCACCACCTACCATTTTCACCTCAATGGCATCTACAAGCTCCTCATAGTCCTCTTTACGCTTCTCTGCCTTTTTGGAACCACAATCAGGACATTTACCATTAACCATAACTGCACCACATTTAGCGCAGCGCTCTAAGTATCTGGCTTCGTATTCATCTAAAGACAGAAGTTTTACATTATCACACCAAACAAAAATACCGACTCCTCCCAGGTCATTGCGGAAGAAAGCGGTATTTACTGTTACAAGCTCTTCATTTTGTGAAGCTCCCTGGATATCTTCTGTCATATCAGGAAACTCATTATCACAGTCCGAAACATCTACTCCGTAGACTCTCTTAACTGTATTCTTTGTCATTAACTCCTGGATAAAGAAGTAGTCCATATCGTCAAAATCCAAAACTCCGACTTGAGGAACTACTTTCTTAGGGTGCAGCTCTGAGACTTTTAGATCACCGATCTCTGAGTGAAGGCCCCTTGTCTGATCCCACTGAACATAGTAATAATCACCACCAACAACCGGAACTGTACGCTCTTCAGCATCATTTACGATTGCCAGTGAACAGGTCCTAACCTTGTTTTCAAGGAATTTCTCCATCTTCTTGGCAAGTTCATCATCCTCAGCGTGAATTGCCCTTACTCTTGGCATGGGAATTGATGAATCTACCTGAGACTCTATAAGCTCATAGACGATATTTCTCACATTTGTAGCTAGTTTTGTAGGATCCTTGCCTATATTAGCATCAGCCTGGAGCTTTCTTGTGCCTTCGTAATAATCATTATAGGTTTTCATCTTAGAACGTGTATCTTCGTAGTGTTTGCGACAGTTATCCAGCCTGTCAGACCACATTTTTACGTCCTTTGGTATAGTCAAGTCTTTTGCCATCTTCTTAAACCTCTTAAACATCACTTAGGCTCTCCCCATATACTAATCAGGTACCTCTTATCTTCCGGAGAAGCGTTGCGATAATCCTCCCACTGGTCCGGTCTCCACTTCTTACGCTTTTGTTTTTCTTCGTTTTTCGCCGGATTAGTCCAATAAATCGAATAATAACGGAGTGCATCTACGCTATGAGTAAGCTCATGCGGCTCATTTGCATATACATCAGGCTTTTTCTCGTCTCTCTGTATCTTTTTAAGGCATCTGACAAGGTTAGGAGCGCTATTCTCCCAAACAGTAAGCTTACTTTTCTGCCCTTCCGCATGACATAACAGCTCTTTCATAGCAAGGCATCCAGCTTTTAGGTCATTATTTGTTTTTGTAAGGCTAATTCCGTTCTCCGCAAACAAAATAGCCCTTGATTTACCAGTCTCTTGGCTCCTATTCCACAGATCAGGAGGAGCAAGCCACTGTTCTACTCTTCCTATAAGCTCGGCTGATATCAAATACTCCGTAGTTTTCTTAAGTCTCTCAGCCGCAGCGCCAATAATGAGGTTACTTTCGTAAACTTCCTTTAATACCTGGCTATTTCCGAAAGCATCCCGCACTATCCAATAAGCAGCAAGCATATCAAGACCGTAGTCCAAGGCTACATAGCAAACGGTATTCTGCCTTAAACGATCCTGACTGATAATAGAGCTGTCGGAAACCTCCTGAAAGAATCGTCCACCAGGTACATCAAGCGCCTGTTCCACACTTTCAGGGTACTCAGCCCACATTGTAGCCTTATCGACAAGCTTCTCAGTGGCTTCATACCATTCCTTGTTACGATTAGGATCCGCATACCAGGGAATAAATATCTTAAAGAAGCCATTATCAGGAGTGGTGTATAGCTCTTCAAACAAGCTACCACGCTTAATAGTGGAAACACCTATAACCTGACCGCTTAAAGGTCTATTAACAACCGGCAGCGCCGCAGCCCAGATAGCCCTGTCAAACTGCTGGAAAGCCCACTCGTCAAATATCAGAAGATCCGCTGTGAATGATCTAGTCGCATTTTCTCCGGAAGGAAAGCATTGAAATACACTATCCCCTTTGCCAGGAGTGTGAATAGTACAAGTTAATGCACTACCTTCAAATACCTTCCCATCCCAACCTTTTTGATCGCCTTTCTCACGACATAATCCTCTCATATTCCGGAGAATTACTTTCATACGACGAACAAGCTCTTTAGCTTCATCCTCTGTTCTTGACAATCCAATTACATTTTTACTTGGGTGCGTTACCATTAGCCAAACCGCATAATGAAGCACCAACCAAGAAATACCAAGCTGTCTAGCCTTCAGAACAATGGTCCACTTGTGATTTAGCATATCAAGCAGAGCTTTTTCCTGTTCTTCCCACAGATCAAACGACTGAATTACGTCAGGCTTATTCCTATCTTCTATATGTCCGTATGTCTTTACAAAATAGACAATATCCTGTGCGCAATAATCTATTTCAGCCTGTCTAATCGTTGCTAGATCGCCCATATTTCACCTTGTTATACTCATTGATTTCTCTGTCTATCAGTTCCCTGATGTACTTAACTATTTCATCACCGGAATTTATCTCTTTAAGCTTATTTATCTGATAGTCAGTTAGCCTTACACCTACTACTTTTGTCATGTTTCCACCAAAAAAACCTCACCAGGCTATGACACCTGGCAAGGCTCCGCAAAAAAATGTACCCTTTAATTAGGAGGACTCGCTTTATGGCGAGAATACCCTATAGGGCTGTGACACCCTATAAGGCAAAGTCAAAGGAGTATAAATAAATGAGTAGAGACTTATTTCTTAGCTAAATAATTGTGCAGCTCTTTCTTGGCTGCTTCCAGATCCTCCGTATCGTCATACCCACTAGATAGACAGAACGATATCTCAAATTCAATCAACGCCAGTAAACACCTCTGTATTACCGCTGTTGCTTCAGCATTTACCGCTATCTGCTTATCTCCATCCCTGGTACTCTGCTTGATATTCCTTACTTCCGTTTCAAGCGCTACAACTCTAGTCTCTAATGTACTATGCGGTTTTCCCAAAAACTTATAAAACCCATATCCAATTATTACGATATTTCCAGCAGCAAGGATCATCTGCAATACCGGTAAAATCTGATTAACCATTTTTAACTTCCTTTAGCAACTCAATTAACAACTCAAATTCATTTCACTTCAATCAAGGAACTCTAAATCATCCTCAGTCTCTTCATCACAAGCCGCATAAAAAAATGTCTCAGGCTCCTCCACCGGCTCAACATCTTCCTCATAACCATCAATGAACCCAACTACAAAGTCCTGAAGAATATCGCCCAGCTCTTCCCTGGCAAACTCTTTATAACTCTTTACAATCTCTTTCTTGATATCGTCCAGCAAGCCACTAGCTTCATCACAGGACTCCTCAAACACATCATAAGCCCTATCAAGCGCCTGAACACCTACTTCCTCAATAAGCTCAAGCCTTCTTAAATCCTCGCCCTTTAAATTCTGCTTACAATAAATTCTAGGATCAAAATAACTCATTCACATTTCCTTTCTGCTAACAAGACTGTTAACACCTTTGATTTTGAAAAAAAATTTTGGAGGGGATATATAGTACCTATATTGGAGCGGGGCCGTTGGTGCGGGTGGGGGGAGGGGGTGCCAGGAGATCCGGCTCTATATATACCCCTATAAAAAAAATGAGAGTGTGTATATATAATGTGTACCGGATCAGTATATATCTGTATCTCTTCCGCTCCGCTGCTGGGCTTGTGGCCTTCTGATCTATGGGCCAGCGGGCTTTTTACCCGCTTAACTTTAGCCCTTTAACCCTGTGCTTATGGGCTTCTGGTCTTTTCGTGTCATAACATCATGGCATATTTGCCAGTGTCCTATTAAGAATTATCGGCTTTTAACCTGGCTGCAACTCTTCTCATTAGCTCCTGATCTTCAGGAGTAACCGCTGTGATATCTGCGTTGATCTCTGTTGTGGGCTTCTCTCCCATAGTATCGCGTACATATTCAGCCGCTTTTGTGTCTCCCTGTTGTGCTTTGATATATTGCGCATAGTTCAGGGCTTCCAGGTTGCTCGTACCTTCTGCCAGTCCTAGTCTCTCTATAGTCTCTTTATTAGCTCTTTTAGTGGCTATATCCTCCAGGATCTGTCTACTTGTCCGTCGTGTTGCCTGCGAGTTGTTGCTCGCTTCAGCTCCTATAATTCCACGCCTTGAAGCTTCTTCTCTGTTATTCTCTAATCTTGCCAGTTTGCCGCCATTATAAGCTCTATAATTACCGGTTTCGTTAGTCGTTCCTTCTGGAAGTTCTTTTAAGAAGGTATCGAAAACAATATCCGGAATGATATACCCTTTTTCGTCTCTTCCTGTTGCGATCTTCTCCAGGTCCAAAGATCCGTCTTTTTTTCGTGGCAGATTATTCAAGTCAATATTTAATTTATTGTTTTTGATATCTTCCATTTTTGCGGATCTCCTTTTAGTGTTTGATGTGGTGGTTTTTCTTGTTCTTCAGTTCCGGAAACCATCTGTTTGTATAGCTCCAGTCCTTAGATGATATATAGCCTTTGCTCTTTTTGGATTTGTTTTTTGATTTGCTCATTTTTTCCCTTTAATAGAAGAAATAAAAAAGGACCTGAGTTTTAGGCTCTGATCCTTCTTTGTAATGGGGATATTGTATATTTTTTGGGGGAAGTAAGAAAATATGATTTTTGCCTTACTTCATACTATTAGTGTAATTGGTTTAATGTGCTTTAGTGTACTATTTTTGTTTTTTTGGCTCCTGGTCCTCCAGATCGGAATCGACTGTAATACTTTTAGGGAAGCCGTCACTGTATAATCTTTTTTCTATTGCTTCTATAACGTACTTAGCCATACTTTGACCGGCCTTATCTGCTGCCAGTGTTATTCGCTCTTTTAGCTCTTTATCCATAACGAAATTAAGTCTTGTCTTTTGTTCTGTCATATAGATTCTGTCATATTCTGCCTTACTTTCAAAATTTTTCGGTCTTGCCATAGTTTAAAATCCTCCTAAAGTCAGTGTTTATCTATGTTTCAAGTATATTATAGCATAGTTTTTGAATACTTGCGTTAGTATAATTTGCACAATAAATCATAAAACTTGCGTTAGTTTTTTCTTGCACTTTTGCTAATTGAATAATACTAACGTTAGTGCTATGATGTATTTAACAACAAACAAACAAAACAACTTCACAGCTACGGCGGCCGGATCAGTTAAAGCCTGATTGACTACCGGATAGAAGTTAAAAGCATAGGAGGATTAAAAAATGAATGGACCTAAAAATGAATGTATCGCAGTAAGAGCCTTCGCAAGTTTGATACTTGATTATGAATATCCCGCAGACGATATTCTCCCAGCATATACAAGCTGCCGCATCTTGGTGGAGGATCTCTTCCAGGAAAAAGTAATAACCGAAACAAGACAGCAAGCAATTGAATATTTTAACAACTGGCACAAGTAAACAGATCAGGGAACCGGCAACCCTTAAACCGGTAGTAACCACATAATAGGACAAAAACAAATCTCAGGAGGATAAAAATATGATGAACATAGCATTAACAAATCTCGGAAAGTATAACGAAGGCGTTTTAGATTTTGTATGGTTAGAGCTTCCAGCAACACAGGAAGAGATCGCCGCAGCTTTTGACAAGATCCAGGTTAGTTACAACGGCAAACACTGGTATTCTAACGGACTAGGACAGGCCCACGAAGAAGCAAACAAAGACTTTTATGGAGAGTATGAAGAATGGTTTATAACAGATTATGAGTGCGACTACCTCAAGATCGGAGAATATGACAGCCTTGATAGACTTAACGAGATCGCAGAGACAGTCGAAAGTCTGGACGAATACGAACAGACAATAGTTAAGGCCCTTTTAGATGAAGGCTACGATCTGGACGAAGCACTGGACAAAAAAGATGATTGTTATTTCTATCCTGACTGCGACAGCATGACAGAGGTTGCTGAACAGTACGCAGAAGAGACTGGCTTACTTGATAACATACCTGAAAACCTTCGTTATTACTTCGACTTTGAAGCTTTCGGACGTGATATGAGTTTTGAAGGTCACTGGATCAGCACAGACAAGGGATATATCGAAGTAGCATAAATGACTAGCTCCAGGAGAGGATCACAACCGGATCACTACCGGCTGGAGCATTTACCTAATAGGACACAAACAAAGGAGGATAAAACATGAGAACATACACATTCACAAACATTTTTGATAACAAATCTTACACAGTCGCAGCCGTTAATAATCTATTTTGCCTTCAGGACAACACAGTAAAGCCTGGAGAAAAATGTAAATACTGGATCAAGGTTAAACCGGATAATAAATACACTTACTCAATTCAGAAAACACAAATCAAGGCAATTAACGGAGCCGAAGGCCTGATAGATTTTGTAGAAGATGCTTATACTAACGGGATTTTAGAAACCGGAGTAAATACAATTATCAAGGCTATATTATCCGGAACAGTAAAGGAAGCAAACATCTAATAGGACAGGCCGCCAGGAGCCTTTAATCCTGGCAGAAAGGACCACATGAAAACACTAGCAGACAAGTATCTTGATTTTATAAATGAGTATGACCCATACCACCAGGAGGAGCCGATTGAGAATTTAAGCGAAATGCTTTACAACCTGGAGGAGATCCACGAAGAGCTAACCGACACACTAGCGGCAGACTATGACGAAGAATTATTTTATCTTAACCAGCACTTAGAGACACTGATTGAACAGTTCAAAGCTGAAGGTGTAGAAAGGTGGGAACTATGAGCATTATTGATACTGAACAGCTTTTAGATCCTGAAATGCTAGGTCACTACGAAGAAGCCTACGGAATGGAGGTTGAAAACATGAGCAATAAGCAGATAAGCAAGATGTTAAGACTGCACCACATTAATTTTTATGAGGAGAACGGCCGCATCTATGCAGACAATGGCGGCAAGCTCTTATATGATCGCATCATTGATCTAACCGGCTATAGCAGATTGAACCTTATGGCCTGGTTAGGATATTAAAGGAGGTTAGAACATGAGAAAATATCGTTTAACGTTTGAATTTAAGGACACAAAAGCAGAAGCAGAAGCATTTTGCGATCTTATCAATAAAAACTATACATCATACATGAAAAAACACTACAAAGCATATTTCACACCCTGGCACGGTTGCGAAAGATATATTTGTTGGTTTGTACGCTAAAGGAGGTTAGAACATGAATACAATTATTATCGCACTGTTGGCAAGTATCGCCTTGTTAGGACAGCCCGAACAGACACAAATCAATCACGAATATCCAGAGACTTTTGTTGTCGTTGCCGTAGATCCTGAACATGATTTCATTACACTCCAGGACTTCAACGGTTATACATGGAACTGGGGAAGCTGCGAGGACTGGCAACAAGGAGACATAGCAGCGGCCATTATGGACTCAAACGG